GTGGCGATGTTTGACCAGGACGGCACCTGCGCGCCGTCCGTCCCTTGCGTGAGGGTGGACGCTTGGAAGGTGATGCGGGTGCGGAGTTGCTCCGCCTGGGCAAAGGCGTCAGGCATTAGGCGCTCACATCGTCGGCGGGGTGCTTGAGCGCCACCACGTAGAGATTGTCGGAGAGGTCGTCTTCGTCGGTCTGCTCGATCTGGCCATCCTCGCTGACCACCGACTCAAAGGACTCGGTCTGGTCGCCTGTCACGCCGTAGGTCCCGACCAACAGGATGACTTCATCGCCCTTGCGCGCGCCGTCCAGAGCGATGGCGCCCGCATCGGTCAGTCCCGCAAATTCATATTTGCGATACTTCAACGCTTCGGCTTCCAACTGCACCAGCAGACCAGACAGTGCGGCAGGCGACTGCCCGACCAGGCTGGGGTTGTCGTACCAGGAAGTGAGCAACAGCCCCGCGGCCATGATGGCGGTGGGATGCTTGGTCGTGTCCAGCGTCCAATCGTGCCCGCTGGCGTTTTTCAGGTATTCGTCCACCAGCGGCAGGTATTGCAACATCACCGCGTCATCGGCGGTCGAGCGGATGAAATTGGCGGCTTGGGCGGCGGTCAGAATGTTGGACATGGCAGTGGATCGTTTCTATCGAAACAGACCAGCAGGGACGGGAGAGCGGAAGGACTCCCCCGTCCCTGGACTGGATGATTAAGCGCCCTTTGCTTTCCGCTTTTTGGGGGCGGGCGCGGCGCGCAGGACATCGAGCGATGCCGCATCGGCAGGAGCTTCGAAGGCTTCGAAGGCTTGGACGGCCTCGGCGACCAGTGTGTCAATCGCCTGATCCGCTTCCTGTCGTGCGTCCTGTGTGGCGGGCGCATCAGCGACGGTCCAGCCTGCGCGCTTGTGGTTGTCCACGTTGCCAGGATGGACGAGTTTCTGCTCATCGCCTTTGACCATGAGAATCCAATCGTTCATGGCCGTCACTCCACCACGTAGTAGAGATCGAGCAGTTTGCTTCCGTTCGGCGTACCGTTCACGGCAAACAGGTTCTTCTCGATCTCGTCGGCATCCACGGCCAACGAGCCGCTGTCGGCAGATCCGTCGAAGAGCTTGACCAGCACGAGCGCGGCATTGTCCACGATGTGCGGCATGCCGATCTTTTTGGCGATGCCCACGCTGACGGTGTCGGTGCCCGCGTGGACTTCCACGGGCAGGTCGATCTGCGTCACGGTCTTGAAGGCTTTCACGCCTTCCACCTCGGACGAGCCGTTCAGCGCGATGGTATCGGTGATCTCTTCGTCGGCGATGTTCGTGCCCGTGATGACCACGTTGCCCGTGATGCCCGACGCGTTGCCCTTCACCGTGACGGTGCGGGGCAGGTCGGGATCGGTGATGCCAGTCGTGATCTCTTGCACTTCATCGGTCAACGCAATGGCGGCATGGACGGCGGTCGCGCTGACGGCATCAGGCGCAACCTGGTAATGCACAACCGACGCGATCGGCAGAGCATTGGCTTCGCCCTCCACGGCGCCGTCGCGCTTGAAGCCATCTTCGCCGATGTACCAGGCGTCGCCGCCGTTCCCCATGTGGTTTTTGGTAACAGGGTATCCCATGCGAGTCTCCTTTCAATCAGACCAGGGATCGTTCAGGGGCGGACACGTGCGTCCGCCCCAACAAGATCATTCTTAGGCAGGCAGGGTGACCTTCAGCACGGTCATCGAGCCCGTGTCCACTTCCTGGGCATCGAAGCGGGCGATGCCGCGTACTTCGGTGCTGTTGGAACGCCAGGCCGAGCCGCCGATGGTGGTGCTGGAGAACTCGAAGGCGTTGCGGCGGAAGAGGGTCATGTACTCGCGGCCATCGCCAATGGCGATGCGGGCGCGGGCGGGGCCTGTCATGTTCGGCCAGTGGGCATCGCTCAACATGACCACGGGACGCCCCTTGACCTTGAACTGGGTCGGCGCGGTGGGATCAGGCTGTAACAGCGGACGGCCCGTGCCGTCTTCCAACTGGTCGAGCAGGTCGAAGCCGCTCTGGTTGGTGAAGATGCCCGCGCTGGCCGAGAAGGCAGGATCCAGCGTCTTGTTGAGCACGGTCTTGATGGCGCTCAACAGGGTCTTGTAATCCGCCACCGCAGTGCCTGTGATGGCATTGAGGAGCGTCAGCGCCAGGCTGTTGTGGGTGAGCACGACCTTCTTGCCGAACCACTTGCTCAGGTACGCCATCAGGTTGATGGGCGTGTCCTGCATCAGGCTGTTGCCCACGCGCAGGAAGTCGAAGAACTCATCCAGCGAGTAGTCCACCTTGTTGAACTTGGGCTGTTCGCCTTCATCGCCGTCGCCCTTGACCGTCAACTCAGTGGTGACCTTGGTGAGCGGCAGGGCCGCGGCGAACTGTTCGACGACGCGCCAACCCGTGAGGGTGTTCACGTCTTCGACGTTCACGTACTCAGCCAGGTCCACGTACTTGCGCATCAGCTCGCGGATCTTGTTGTCAAAATCCACAGGGTTGAGGAAGCCGCCGTCCTCGCCCGCAGGCGAGCCGCCCGTTTCGGTGAGCGCGTTGATCAGCCGCGGGAACTGCTCGGCGTTGTGCGTGCCGCCCTTGATGGTCTTGGGCGTGGCGCCCATGCGGAAGGCCTTGAGCCATTCCTGCATGTATTCCTTCGATGCGCGCAGGTCTTGAATCTCCTGCGTTTCGGGCGCGCCGCCCATCGGGGTGAAGCGGGTGGCAGGGTCGGGACCGCCATTGGTGGCGGCCAGGGCAGACAAGTACAACCCATTGGCGCTCTTGTAGTCGGCGACTGCGTTGTCCAGCGATCCTTGCAGTTTGAGCGCCTCGTCGAACTTGTCCTCATCGTTCAGGCGCACGATGTCCGACGCAATGCGATTGCGTTCGGCGTCCGCCTTCAAGACTCGGTCGTACAATTTTTTCAGGTCCATGCTCTACTCCTTTTTGAGATACATGTTTGCGTGAGCGGCGAGGCGCTTGGCCTGGCGCTCTGTTTCTTCGTTACCCGCGGGCGGCTGGATCGCGCTGGAGAGATCCAACAGCGCGCGCGGGACGTTGACATAAGTGGATTTCAGGACGTTGACAAATGCGGCCGTTTTCTGAATGGCGGCGGCCTTGGTGGCGCCGCTCAGGATTTCATCGGCAAACCCGTAGGCCACGGCCTGGCTGGCCGTCATCCAGGTCTCGTCGTTCATGAGTTTGGCGAGCTTCTCGGCTTCCATCTTGGTGCGGGCCTGATAGCCCTCGACGATGCCGTCCTTGATGACCTTCAGATCGTTGATGAACGATTTGAGATCCTCGATGTTGTAATAACCAAGCAGGCCCAGCAGGGGATTGTGGATCATCATGTAGGCGCTGGCCTGGATCTGGACACGGTCGCCCGCGAGCGCCACCATCACCGCGGCGGAGGCGGCCACGCCGTCCACTTTGACGGTCACCCGTCCAGGGTAGTCGCGGATGGTGGCGGCCATCACCGAGGCGGCGATCAGGTCGCCGCCGTAGGAATTCAGGCGCACCGTCACG